CTATAATGAACATAACAAAAATTTATCTACAGAAACCGATGTTATGTCCAAGAAAAAATCAGAACATTATGTAAACAACAAAGAGTTACTTGAAGCATTAATTGTTTATAGAACTAAAGTTGCAGCAGCAAAGGAAGCAGGACTTCCTAAACCACGTATTACAAATTACTTAGGCGAGTGTTTCCTAAAGATTGCTACACACCTTTCATACAAACCGAACTTTGTGAATTATATGTTTCGGGATGATATGATTTCTGATGGTATTGAAAACTGCGTTCAATACATTCATAACTTCAATCCAGAAAGGTCTCAGAACCCATTTGCTTACTTCACTCAAATCATTCACTACGCTTTTCTCCGTCGTATTCAGAAGGAGAAGAAGCAACTGGAAATTAAAACCAAAATCATCGAACGAACTGGTTTTGATGAGGTTATGATGATTGACGACAACTTGCTTTCTGGAAGCAATTCAGACTATAATACGATCAAAGACAACATTTCCTACAAGAACCGATGAAGGTTGCTATTATTACGGATCAGCACTTTGGTGCCCGTAAATCCTCCAAGTTTCTCCACGACTTCTTCAAGAATTTCTATGATACGGTTTTCTTCCCTTATCTGGAAGAGAATAATATCAAGACTGTGATTGATATGGGAGATACTTTTGATAACCGCAGGTCAATTGACTTGTGGGCATTAGAATGGGCAAAAGAAAACTATTATGACCGTCTTCAACAGATGGGTGTAACGGTTCATACCATTGTTGGAAACCATACTGCTTACTATAAAAATACTAACTCGGTCAATTCTGTAGGTCTTCTTCTCAAGGAATACGACAACATCAAAATCTATTCTGAAGTAGAAGAAGTTAAGTTAGATAAATTAAAAGTTCTCTTTGTTCCTTGGATCAACCAAGAGAATGAAGAGAATACTCGTAAAGCAATTCAGAGGTCAAAGTCTAAAGTTGCGATGGGTCACTTAGAACTGAATGGTTTCCGTGCTCATCGTGGTCATGTGATGGAAGATGGTATGAATACTGATATGTTCAGTAAGTTTGACCTTGTATATTCAGGTCATTATCATACCCGTTCTAATGATGGAAAAATTTTCTATCTAGGTAACCCTTATGAGATGTATTGGAACGATGTGAATGATGCTCGTGGATTTCATATCTTTGATACGGAAACTCTAGAGCATACCCCAATCAACAATCCTTATAAACTGTTCTACAACATCTATTATGAGGACACCAACTATAAATTGTTTGATGCTCGTGAATATCAGAGCAAAATCGTCAAGGTAATCGTTAAAAAGAAAACCGAACCTAAAGATTTTGAAAAGTTTATAGATAAACTATATTCTGCTGGTATTCAAGAACTCAAGATTGTTGAGAACTTTGAAATTCAAGAGAATGAGGAGTTTGAGGTTGATGAAACTGAAAATACAATTACTATTTTGAATAGATATATTGATGAAGCAGAATTTGACTGTGATAAGTCAATCATTAAAGGTCTTCTGCAAAAGATATACTCACAGGCTTGCGAGGTTGAGTAATGTTTCTCCTCACTCTCAAAGATAGAAAAGATGACGGTGCTTATGCCGTTCAGAACAGATACGGTGATAAAGTTCTATTTCTATTTGAAGAGGAGGATGATGCAACTAGATATGCTATGATGCTAGAAGACCAAGAAGAAGCAGAGATGGATGTAGTAGAAGTTGATGGAGCACTTGCAATAAAGACGTGTAAACTTTACAACTATAAGTATGCAGTCATAACACCAAACGACATTGTTATTCCCCCTAAACTGAATGATAACTTTTCAAAAAATTAGATGGAAGAATTTTCTTTCTACTGGGAACACCTTCACAGAGATTGACTTTCAAGAACATCACACAAACCTGATTGTTGGGACAAATGGTGCTGGTAAATCGACGGTGCTAGATGCCCTGACGTTTGTTCTGTTCAATAAACCATTTCGCAAGATCAATAAACCTCAACTAGTTAATACAACTAACGAACGTGATTGTGTTGTTGAAGTTGAGTTTGTTATTAATACTCGCCAATATCTTGTGCGGCGTGGGATTAAACCTGCTGTGTTTGATATTATTGTGAATGGTGTTGAGATGCATCGTGAAGCAGATGACCGTGCAATGCAACGTATTCTGGAGGAGAATATTCTTAAGTTAAACTACCGTAGTTTTACGCAGATTGTAATTCTTGGTAGTAGTACTTTTGTACCCTTTATGCAACTGACGACTTCTAACCGTCGTGAGGTGATTGAAGATCTATTGGACATTCGTATCTTCTCTGCGATGAATAATATCATCAAGGATAAAATTCGGGAAAAGAAAGAACAGATCAAGTCTCTTGACCTGAAGAGAGAAAATCTTAAGGATAAGATGAAGATGCAACAGAGTTTCATTGAAGAACTTGAGAACCGTGGAAATGCCAATATTAATACCAACCAAGAAAAGATTACCAAGTTGGATGCTGAAGTTGGCATTTACATGACTGAGAATGCCAGAACAGAAGAAGATATTTTTAAGTTTACAAAGGAGCAAGAAGAAGTCGTTGGTGCCGGTGATAAGTTAGTAAAACTAAACAATCTGAAAGGTAAAATATCTCAAAAAGTAACTGCTATTACCAAAGAGCATAAGTTTTTTACTGAAAATACGGTCTGCCCTACATGTACTCAAGATATTGAAGAATCATTTCGGTTAAATAGAATTACAGACGCTCAAAATAAGGCAAAGGAACTCCAGAAAGGTTATCAAGACCTAGAGGAGACTATAAAATTAGAACAGGAGAGAGAGCGTCAATTCATCGCACTTTCAAAGGAGATTACGAAACTCAACCATGAGATTTCTCAAAACAATACTCGGATTGGACTCAACCAGAGACAAATCAGAGACCTTGAACATGAAATTCAAACTATTACCCAAAACCTTGCAAACAGAAATACTGAACATGAGAAGTTAGAAGAATTTCAAACCAATCTCCAAAAAACATTTGAAGACCTCTCAAAGAAAAAAGAAGAAATCGTTTATTACGATTTTGCCTATTCCTTACTCAAGGATGATGGCGTAAAGACGAAGATCATCAAGAAGTATCTTCCGTTCATAAATCAGCAGGTGAATCGTTACCTACAGATGATGGATTTTTATATTAACTTCCATCTTGATGAAGAGTTTAACGAAACGGTAAAATCACCCATTCACGAAGACTTTTCTTATAGTTCATTCAGTGAGGGTGAAAAAATGAGAATTGACCTTGCCCTACTCTTCACTTGGAGAGAAGTTGCCCGAGTCAAAAACTCCGTCAATACCAATCTGCTGATTATGGATGAGGTATTTGATTCCTCACTTGATGGTTTCGGCACCGATGAGTTCCTCAAGATTATCCGTTACGTCATTAAGGACGCTAATATATTCGTGATTTCTCATAAGGCAGACCTCCATGACAAATTTGAAAGTGTCATAAGGTTTGAGAAAGTCAAAGGTTTTTCTCGTATGATGTCCTCACAAGCACAAGACTAATGCAAGTCCCCAATCGCTATCACCATTCTAAGAAGGAGCAGAAGCGGAAACTGAAACCGCAAGCACTCCGACAAGCAAAGGCACGTCGCCAAGCACTCAAGAAGCGTCTCCAGCACGGGGACGCTTTTTATTTTATAAATATTTGAAAAAGTTTTTATAAAAATGGAAGCCAAGCAAGTTAAAGAATTGATGGAAGTATATGCTTCCGTTTATACTCAATCACAAGAAGTCATTTCTGAAGCTGAGTGTGAAGAGGAGGAGTCTGATGAAAAAGATACTCCTGAAATGAACGGTAAGAAGAAGGGAAAGAAAGGGAAGCAAGAAAAAAAAGAGATGGACGAAAAAGACGAAGAGATGAAAGAAGAAGTTAACCTCTTCGATGTTATTCTTGAGCACCTAGTTGCCGAAGGTTATGCTGATACTAATAAGGCAGCTCTTGCTATTATGGCAAATATGAGTGAAGAGTGGAAGCAGAGTATTGTTGAGAATAGAGGAATGGCTTATAGCGGAGGAAAACCTGGCGCTTCTGGTGATGGGAGCAAACCTAAAGGAATTACGGGAGGTAAAACCTATCAAATGCCAGGATTTGATGACGATTCAACTAAAAAATCAAAACTTAAGGGTGTTTGAGACCACTTTCTAAACTGTCCACCAGAGGGTCTCACCACCCTCTTTTTTTGTATGATGGTTCCATAAGAAATCAAACCTATGACCGTCCGCCACGAAATCAAGTCTCAACTTGCTAAACTTCTTGCCACCGAAGACCTTGTGGTTGAGCATAAAAAGGTGGAGACTGCCTGCTTTAACGTCCATACTCGTGTGCTGACTCTGCCGATGTGGGAGAAGGCAAGCAACACCGTTTATGACCTTCTGGTGGGTCATGAAGTCGGACACGCTCTCTATACGCCTGATGAGGACTGGTTGGAAAAAGTAAAAGTTCCACCCCAGTTTGTCAATGTGGTTGAGGATGCTCGCATCGAGAAACTGATGAAGCGTCGTTATGCTGGTCTCGCTAAGACCTTCTATGCTGGTTATCGGGAACTCGCTGACGATGATTTCTTCCAGATTGGTGATGATAAACTGGAAACTTATAATCTTGCCGACCGAGCAAACCTATGGTTCAAGGTTGGTAACTATGTTGATATTCCGATTGAGCGTGGCGAAGAAACTGAAATTATCAATCTGATTGCCGATACTGAGACTTTTGCTGATGTTCTGATTGCTGCAGAAGAACTCTATAAGTATTGTAAGCAAAAGCAACAGGAAGAAACCAAGATTTCTTTGGATAATCTTGAGTCCCAGCAGAGTGGTGCCGATAATCAACCCGCTTCCGACTTCATTGACCAGCAGGAAGGTGATAATGATCAACCCGAGTCTAATGATTCTGAAGGTGCTCCCACCTCTGATGAAACTACTCAAGAAAAGGGTGATACCACTCAAGAACGGGGTGGTGAGAAGAATGAGGAACCAGAAGTGAAGACGATGGAGTCTCTGGAAGAAGCACTGAAAGATCTGGTCAATAGCAGTGGTCCCGAAAATGTTTATTTGGAATTGCCCAATCTTGACTTGAAAAAAGTGATTGTTCCGAATGCTCAAATCCATTCTAACTGTAAAGAATCTTGGGACTCTTTTTCAGAAGATACTGGATATAAGTATGAAGATCTCTTTGGTGAAGTTGACCGTCAGTTTGTCGATTTCAAGCGTTCTGCACAGAAAGAAGTCAACTATCTGGTGAAAGAGTTTGAGTGTCGCAAGGCAGCAGACTCCTATGCCCGTGCTACGACTGCTCGCACTGGTGTTCTGGACTGCTCTAAACTTCATACCTACAAATACAACGAAGACCTCTTCAAGAAGGTTACGACACTCGCAAACGGTAAGAATCACGGTCTGGTGTTCGTTCTGGACTGGTCTGGTTCAATGTGTGATGTGATGTTGGATACCGTCAAGCAACTGTTCAACCTTGTTTGGTTTTGTAAGAAAGTTGCGATTCCTTTTGAGGTTTATGCCTTCACGACTGAGTATCCTTTGGTTTCTTATGACGAAAATGGTAAGGCAAATATGCGTGAACTTGCTTATCAGAAGAAAGATGGTTTGATTCAAGTTGGTGAATGGTTTTCAATGATGAACCTGCTGACCAGTCAAGTGAATGGTAAGAATCTGGAGGAGCAGATGAAGAACATCTTCCGCCTTGCTTATTCGTTTGGACGTAATTGCTATACCCGTTATTCTATTCCTCTGGGTCTTTCTCTTTCTAGCACCCCCCTGAATGAGGCACTCATTTCTCTCCATAAGATTCTGCCTAAGTTTCAGAAAGAGAATAAGCTGCAGAAAGTTCAGTGTGTGATTCTGACTGATGGTGAAGCGTGTGGTATTAAGTATCATCGTGAAGTAAAGCGTCAATGGGAAGATGGTCCTTTTATGGGAACCGCTGGTATTGGTTTTGGTTCATTCTTGCGTGACCGTAAAACTGGGAGCACTTATTCTCTGGATTGTGAATGGCATCAGATGACCGATGTGTTTCTTCGCAACCTGCGGGACAAGTTTGCCGACATCAACTTCATCGGTATTCGTGTTCTGGAAGGTCGTGATGCTGGTAACTTTATTCGCCGTTATTGTGGTTATTATGGTCCAGATCTTGAAAAAGCGATGAGTTCTTGGAGAAAAGAAAAGGCATTCACCTTGAAAAAGTCTGGTTATCATTCTTACTTTGGTCTTTCTGCTACTGCCCTTTCTCAAGACACAGAGTTTGAAGTTGCTGAAGATGCAACCAAGACTCAAATTAAGTCTGCTTTTGTCAAGAGTCTAAAATCCAAAAAAATGAACAAAAAGATTCTTGGAGAGTTTATGGAACTTGTTGCCTAATAAATATTTGAAAGAATTCTATTAAGTCCAATGAGTAGATTTTCAGATTTATTTCAGGAAGAAGTTCCTGCTCCAGAACCAGGTTTTAATCAAAATGCGACAGATCGTGATGGTGACGGATTAGTTCAGGACGGAACTAAATTTGAGAGACCAGCACCTGTTAAAGCACCAAAGAAAAAGTTCACAATTGACTGATAAGGTCCACTTTCCAAACTGTCATAGGGGGCACTCAACTGCCCCCTTTTTTCTTGTATAATAACTTCAGTTAAACAAAACCACCTAACTACATTATGCCTCGCAAGTCTGCTGTGAACGACGCCCAACTGATTGAGTCCC